CTTGCAGTTTCTCAAATGATGTCGACATTGATAGCGTATTAGAAAATATGCAAACTGCGTCATTCAAAAACGATTCGGTAACACTTGTTGATACACTCACTGGTCAGAGTAAGACCGGCAAATCGATATACTATTCGAGTAAAGGTTACGATATTGTTGTTGGCACATTAGAAGACGGCGTCGGCACAAACTATGTTTCTGCAAGTATAGCATCTTCAAGTCTTGCGAGTGGTGGTAGTTCGTATATAAGTACGAGTAATAATCCATCTAATACTACTGTAATTGTACAAGGCGCCCGCGTGTTTGTTTGGAGTCCTTATTACAATATGCCTGGTACTGGAAACGATAATTTTAATGCTCCGATAACCGTGACCGGTTCTTTCAGAATGAATTTCGCAGGGTTCACAACCGGTGCAACAACAACTGTACCACCTGTCGAATATCAGGTCGGACTATATCAAGGATCTTGGACTGGTAGTATAAAAATACCAGCAGGTGCCACAATAGCACCGACAATAATGTCTGGTTCTACAAGAGGCATATGGAATAGAGACAATGACGGTAAATTTCATTGGTTAGCATCTACAACGGATTTTAATAATCGAAAAATCCGTCTCACAAAAAACTTTATACAATATAAAGGCGCACTGAAATGGGGTGCAATGCCGAATTACGTTTCAGGTGTTGAATCGACATTTGGTACAACATATAATCTAACCGATGTTGATTATGGACAAACAGTCGTTACAGGATCGTTTACAGGATCTGCTGAAGCGAACTACTATACAGATGGTTGGGGACTGAAAACATATATTGCAACTGGAAGTTACGAAACATTACCGAATAGTAACGGTTTTGTATTGATACCGGTAACATCTGATGCTTATGGAAAATTTTATCCGAATCATGGTATACTTGTTTTATCTGGTCGTAAAATGGACGAACTCGGATTTAATACAAATCGCTCAGTAGAAAAAAATGGGTATAATACGTATCGATTATTTCACTCTATGAAACTCGTGTTAGATCGTAACTTGACAGATCTGTCAGGTGATGCTTTAGGGTTTATGGGTAGGTCGGTCGACATAAAATATAACAAATACTGTTTTATTCGAGTAAATAACAGGAAGTTTAATCACTCAAATAATCCAACATACCAAAGTGGAAGTTTAGGTGATATTGTTACCGATTTCCAAAGAAAGAATCAAGCGTATTTCACATCAATAGGTATTTATAACGAGAATAAAGAATTGTTAGCAGTCGGTAAGATTTCAAAGGCACTTGTTAGTTCAATGACGCACGAATCTTTATTCACTGTTAAAATTGGACAGTAAACGATAAAAATGAATGGCGATACCATCTACAACTGCACCTGTTAAACCTCAAGATTTTACTTTAAGTCCCTTAAAGGTAAACAAGCAGTTTTCTATAAATAATTTGGTATTAGCAGACACTGGTTCCGGTTATAATTTAGTTGAAGGTTATTATACAAAACGTATAACTCCAATTGGCGCCCCTCAAGCGGCGAACGATCCTAAAAATTCGATCGACGGAAGTTACAAACATGTTATTTGGAGACACATCGATCATTTATACTATAGAGATGCGTACACTCCTGGTTACACATTAGAACATTCAAATCGAAGATACGCCGACAAATTTCTGAATCTTACCGCATCATATTTATCGATGCCGTATTTAGACTATGGTGAAAAGATAAAACCGAATTCGATAACAATACGTAATACCGCACAGAACTTGACTGTTATTGATGACGGAGAAGGTAATATTTACGATGCGACTTTAGAATCGAAACTGCCGAATATACCAAATAATAATACTATAGCATATTGGGGGTGGAACGATATTTTTCGTCAACTTAAAACTGATAAAGGAACAGTTTCAGGCGTCAAATATCAATACGATTCATTCACGTTTTCACCGTATACATACAAGAGTGATATTTTCAATACATATTTCGAACAAGGTTTATCGATAAGCGGATCGAAATCTGGTATGACTGCAACATTTAAAAAGAATGCGGCAAGTTACGGTTATGTGTTAACTCCAAATAAGAACGAATTCAATTTTGATAGCGACGACGAGTTTACACTATCTTTTTGGATCCGTCCTGAAAAACAAAACACCACCGGTTCGGTAATTTCGAAAAACGGTGTACTATTTAAAAATCAATACGGTAAATTACCGAAAGTAAATTCAGAAGGTACAGTTTGGCCTAAGTATCATACATCGAGTTCGTATGTCGAACAAAATACCGATGTGTATCCATTCGATCTATCATGGACATATAAAACTGGTCCGACAGGAAAATTAACATTTACACGTACAGATGGTTCACGTGTGAGTAAGATACAATTGCCGGTATCCGCAAGTCAGTGGTCACATGTTAGTATTGTACGCTACGATACAAACTCTTCGGCAAAACTTAAAATGTTTGTGAATGGAAATCGTGTCACTGGATCTGTCACCGATTCGACTGTAAATCCGATGAACGATTTCGCATTATTGTTTGGTAGTCGAAACCGTTTAGGTGCAAATAGTTTCAGTGGTTCATTAGACGAAGTACGTTTTGTAAATAAAGCATTCTATTCAAGTTCTGTGATCGATAACGGTTTCTATAATAAACTGGCGAATCCTGATTTTATGTACAATACATCGGTAATCGGCAATGCGTTTTATCGATCAGGAAATATTGTAGTATCACCTTTACACCCTAAATACAAAAACATACTCAGTGGTTCGTATACGATATCGTATAAAGGTACACATACAGTCTACCAATATGAAGTTTTATGTAGAATACGTAAAGGTGATTTTAATACAACACTGAATCCGACTGCTTTAAGATCGGCTAAATCGGATTTATTTATAAACGATATTACAGGTTCATTACTGAAACCGTATGCAACATCTATTGGAATGTACAACGATAAGGGAGATTTAGTCGCTATCGGTAAATTAGGGCAACCTATACAAATGCGTGACGATGTCGATCTTAATATATTAGTAAGATGGGACGGTTAAAATTTAAAAAGGAGTTTCTATGAAAAAATTTATCTATTTTATTATTACGTTATGGGTAGCAGCATCGGTTATATTTTTAGGTTGTCAGAAAGATGAAATGGAATCAGAATCCGCAGCATCGATACCACAAACTGATATAAGTACCGCAGATACATTGCCACATTTAGTATCAAGAACTCAAACCTTAGATAAAATTTTCTATAGAGGGTCGTTAACAACGGACAATTATTTAGTCAGTTCAAACCGAGTCTACGAAATCTATAATAAATCGAAAGTAAAAGAGGTTAGATTCAATGCAACAGGTCAACTATCAATAAATGTTGCCGGTGTTGTATTACGTCATTACAATGTACAAATAGTTTATAAGGATTTAACAACGCGACAATTTACAGCATTTTCAAAATCTACATCTACATCGTTTACATATACACCAACGGGTTCAAATTTATTGACTGATACACACACCGCTAAATTTTTAGAATTGTCACAGACAAATATAAATAATGGGTACACATATCATTTATGGAGAGATGTGCAAATTGCACCTAAATCGTGGGATATAAAAAAGGACGGCGTGACATTGATAGCAACAAAATCTATTGAACCGATCGATAAAAATTCAAATATATTTATACCTCAGCACATTCATTGATATATATTGATATGATACGACTAGGTTATAGTTTTGTGACAGATAGCGGTTTGAATTATCGGGTTACCTTGAAAAATGATTTGAAATTCATAAAAGTTGATTTTGAAGCAGATGAATCATATAATGTTACAAATCGGGGAGAAATGTTTTCAGTAATGGCAACAATTGTGGATATTATAAAATCAGCACTCGAAGGTTTAAACACAGGTTCAGATTCAGATGATTCCGATGTCTTAGGTATAAAATACTCACCTTATCAAAAAGGTGGTGACATGGGCGAAAAACGAAACAATTTATATATAGCGTACATAAAAAAGGCTATTCCGAACATTGAAATCTATAAACGGCAACTTGCCGGCGTACGGTATACTTTTGCAAAATTCAAATAAGAAATCATGTCCACTGATATTTATATATAAATAAAGGATAACAATGAGATTAACATCATTAAAAACACTTATTAAAGCAGATACAAAAAAAATGTTAACGGAAGATTGGGGAGGATCTGATGAAGGTGTATTATTAAATTCAATGCATAAAGATTTACGTAACCCTCATAAATATTATCAAAAATATTTTCCTGTTTTTTATAAAGGTATGAAAGAACTTTTCTCTTAAATGGCACATTGGATATATGAAGGGCAACCGGTAACAGAATTACCTGAAAATGTTTGCGGGTTTGTTTATGAAATTAAAAACCTGACAAATAATAAAAAGTATATCGGTAGAAAATACACACAATCTACTACACGGAAACCCTTGACTAAAAAACAAAAAGAATCAGGCCGTGTGAGGCGTGATGTTGTTAAAAAAGAATCGAATTGGAAAACCTACACTGGTTCAAACAAACAATTGAATGAAGATATAAAACTTTTGGGCAAAGAGAATTTCTATTTTGAAATACTTTATTTTGCAGAAACAAAAGGTCAGATAAATTATATCGAAGTGAATCTTCAACATAAAAAAGATGTTATTTTACGAGAAGATTACTATAATGATGCAATCGGTTCAAAGGATTTTGTAGCGCTTCGTGGCAACGAAAGTTTAAAAAAACTTCTTCTATAATTTGGAAATTCGAAATATTTTACGTATTTTTACAAAGTATGGTTGTAGATTTAGTGAAACTATTAGAATCGGTTTTAGGTGCGTCTTCGCAAAAAAGCAAAGGCAATTACGCATTCCATTGTCCTTTTTGTAACCATGCAAAAAGAAAACTCGAAATACATCCTGAAACACAATACTGGAATTGTTGGGTTTGTGGTACAAAAGGTAAATCGATGTATACTTTGTTTAAGCGTGCAAATGCAAAGGAGCATCACTTTATACGTTTAGGTGAACTGTTACCTAAAATCAAACGTGTAATTACGGAAGATAAAGAACAGATACGACAAATCTGCAATTTACCGAAAGAGTACACGCCTTTATGGATACCGAACCGCAAAAATTTTTTATGGAATACATGTGTCGAATATCTTTCACGACGTGGTATAACGCTCTATGATATTCTAAAATATCGTATTACATATTTTACTACAAGGTCGTTTCTTAACACAAATAAGACAAAATTTGTAAACCCGCCGTTTTCAAGAAATGTTGTAGGTTTCGAAATGCAATTGAACTGGTCACTGCCTTTAGTACTTGTCGAATCTGCATTAGATGCGATAACGGTTAAGCGTAATGCGAGTCCACTATACGGTACAACACTGTCGAAGTCACTTCGTTTGCAAATATTGGAAAATGGAGTTACCGATCTGTATATTGCATTAGATGACGATGCATTAATGAAGTCGATAAAAATAGCCGAGTATTTTATGGGATTCGGTGTAAATGTATATTTTGTGAATCTACCAAAAAATTCAGATCCAAATAGTTTGGGACATGAAAATATGTGGAACTTGATAGAGTCTACATCACCTCTATCCGAACAGGTATTATTCGAATATAAAATACAAGAGTTATTATGATTGATATATCAAAGATATTTCACGTTGCAGACATTCATATACGAAATTTGAAACGTCATGATGAATATCGATCCGTTTTCAAACGTCTTTTTAAATACTTGAAACAGAATGCGGATTCGAAATCTGTTATTTTTTTAGGTGGAGATATTGTCCATTCGAAAAACGATATGTCACCTGAACTTGTTGACATGGTGTCATCGTTCTTAACTGGTTGTGCCGATATCGCACCTACAATCGTAATTACCGGAAATCACGATGCGAACTTGAATAACGATTCACGACTCGATACACTCACACCGATTATCAGTGCTTTGAATAACGATAACATATATTATTGGAAAGACACTGGAGTTTACAATTTCCGTGGAGTTGCATTTTCTGTATTTTCAGTATTCGGAAATCCTGAAAATTGGATAACTGCAAAAGATATCGAATCTGATTATAAAATAGCATTACATCATGGTGCTGTATCAAGCGCAGTAACCGATTTGAACTATAATATCGAAAACGAATTTGTTACACCTAAATTGTTTGACGGATTCGATTTAGTTCTATTAGGCGATATTCACAAACGTCAATATTTAGATCCGAAAAAAACAATAGCATATCCTGGTTCACTTATTCAACAAAATCATGGTGAGGATGTCGATCATGGAATATTAGTTTGGGATGTGGCGACTAAAAAGTCTGAATATGTAAGAATTGAAAATACAATTGCATACGCAACCATTGAAATTTTAGATGGGAAAGTCACATCATCAAGAGAGTATATCGATGCACTGCCTAAAAATTTAAGACTACGTGTGCGTTATAAAAATACCGAGTATAAGGATATACAGAAAATTATTCAATTACTAAAGACACGTCACACTTTATTAGAAACGACTGTAATACGAGTTAACGATACCGAGTCGAACTTACAAGATCACCATACAGTATTAGGCGATGTACGTGATGTGGAATATCAGAATACACTCATAACTCAGTATTTAGAGGCATTAGATTCTAAGAAGACAGTCAATATCGATTTGGTACGACATGTCAATCGTGTAATGAATTCGAAACTCGATAAGACCGCAGTTATTGTGCGTAATGTTGTTTGGAAACCTTTAGTGTTCGAATTCTCAAATATGTTTTCATATGGTGAAAATAACTCGATAGATTTTTCAAACTATACCGGTGTACAAGGTTTGTTTGCTCCAAATGCTTCCGGTAAATCTACATTATTAGATGCGGTAACTTTTTGCCTATTCGATAAATGTTCGCGTACATACCGTGCAAAAGATGTGATGAATAACAATCGAAACAAATTTCAATGCAAATTAACATTCGAGTTGAATAATGAAATTTTTGTAATTGAACGTTTCGGCGAACGTCATAAGCGAACTGGAAATGTACGTGTCGATGTCAATTTCGGTAAAATGGTAAATGGCGAATATCAAAGTTTGAACGATATTGATAGAGATTCGACTAATAAAATAATAAGAGGATACATCGGTTCATATGACGATTTTCTTTTGACTGCACTATCGACACAAAACGACAATAAAAATTTCATATTCAAAACACAAAGAGAACGTAAAGATTTATTGAATTCGTTTTTGGATATATCGATATTCGACGAATTGTATTTGGTAACTCGAAATGAAATTAAGGGTAAACAAGTACTAATTAAAAATTTGGAATCGGATGTACTGCAAGACCATTATACAACTCTACCATCTCAGATAAATGAAATACATGAGAAATTTATAGAGACATCGGGTTCCTATACACATGAAGAAACTGTACTAAAAACTAAAGAAAGTGAACTTAATTCACTGAGAATACAGATACAAAATGTCGATGAAATTATCGATATTGATGCAGTTACAAAATCGATAGATGAAAACATTACGACTCGTGAACGGCTGAAACAAACGATATCCGAATACACTGACGAAATAAAAACATGTAAATCAGATCTCGTAAAACTACAAGATTCATTTTCGAAATTGGATTTAGAAAAAATTGAATCCGACAAAACTCGTTTGCAAGAAATCGCAAATTCTTTACAGAAACGTAAAGAACAGTATGCAAGAGTATCTGCTAATTTGAAACACTATCAAGAACAAATTTCACATTTAGACTCGCATGAATACGATCCGAATTGTAAATATTGCGTCAATAATCCATTTGTACAAAAAGCAAGTGAAGCGAAAGATAAACTACCAGAAACTATAGAAAAACACGAATCACTTAAATCGGAAATACAAAGTCTGACACGGGAACATGATGAACTGAAGCCGTTGGTTCAACAATCGGAATCTTCATATAACCAATTGCGAAACGATATCGGTTCACTTGAATCTAAAATTGTAAATTACGAAAATTTGAATTCGAACAATCGTGAACTATCGAAAACTATCGATGATAAAATAAAGCATCTAAAACAACAAGAGAAAAAATACCATAAACAAGAATCGATTCAATTGAACAATAAACTGTTATTGGAAAAAATTGCTGAATTAGAAATCGAATATAACTCGAACAAAACTATACAGAAAAAATACCACAATGATATGATGACATATAGTAATAAACTGTCGTCACTACAAACTACATTCGATATTTGGAAAACTAAACAGATGCAGTTAAACGATCTATACGATGAGATTTCCGTATACGAATCGTATTTAGAATCGATCGCAAAAAATGGTGTACCGTACATGCTTCTAAAAAAGATACTGCCAGTGATCGAAGACGAGGTGAATTCAATACTGAATCAAATAGTCGAGTTTTACGTTACACTTGAGGCCGATGATAAAAATATAAATTGCTATATACACTATAATGATGAAATGAATTGGCCTGTTGAACTCGCATCGGGTATGGAACGTTTTATGATTTCTGTAGCAATGCGTGCTGCACTTATAAATGTATCGAGTTTACCAAGGCCAAATTTTATCGCAATCGATGAAGGTTTCGGCGTATTAGATTCCGATAAGATATCTTCAGTCGGTTTACTTTTCGATTTTCTGAAAACGCAATTCGATTTTATTTTATGTATTAGTCACTTAGATGCTATGAAAGATCTTGCAGATAGTCTAATTCATATAAATAAAAACACAAAAGGTTTTTCCGAAATAAAGGCTGCTTGATAATTATGATAAAGGTCTGTTATTAATGCTCAAGAGTAAAAGATTTGCTACCGGTTTAGACAAAGTTTATAATCAAATCCCTATACAGGACACATCTTTATTATCGACTGATTATTTCCGATTATTCGATATACCAGAACGTCTGTATTTAGGAAAAAACGCATTCCGTATACGTGCAAATTCGAATACACTTGTTAAGTCATCACTTATCTATATCGATATAATAGATGCTGCAGGTAAAACAGTATTCCATGAAGTTGTCAATTTTATTGGAGAAGACGACGCACGATTGATCGTTGCACATATATACGAAACAACTACACCTGGTGAAGCGACAATATACATCGCTGGTAGGGCATCGGTCGATGTTAGAAATGGAAATGAACTCGCATATAGTAGAGATGCCAGTAGTTCAGATTTTATCGATAATCCGAATCTTATATGGTCAAAACGTATAATCATAATTCCGAATATACAAAATAGTACCGAATTAATTTTCGCTTCGCCGCCCATAGTTAGAGCGACTGAGAGACGTGAGAGATATTACGCCTTCGACACCGATCCTCGTGACCGTAGAAAGGTAGTCACTGGTTCATTTAAACTTTCTACAACCTCACCCGGTGTTGAATACAAATATAGTGATACACTAAAAGGTGCAGTTCGAGTAAGTGAGATCGATGAAAATATAATTTACGATCCGAAAGTTGGTCCGAACTATTTCGAATCGAGTCAGGATCTAATTTCACCGTTTAAAGACATTAGTGTTATCTATGATGCAGGTGGTAGTTTCGATGAACAATATGTCGGAGGTACTCTTGTCGTAAAAGGTTTGACAAATCAATTAGGTTTAGACAAACAGACCATAGTTTCATTAGGTGGTACTGTACCGGCATATAGTTGCAGCGTACTCGAAGTGATGGATGCGAAAACTGCAAAAGTATATCCTCCATTCCGATTCGATTATGTAAGAGACGGTCAAACGAACTCTGTAAAAAAGTTTTTCGATATACAAAATGTGACTGCAAGTTATTATTCAACAGAAGACGCACAGTTGTCGCAAGTTGCAAGTGAATCTTTTGTACAATTAGATTTTTTCAATTTACAACCTATTGCAGGTGATGCGGACAAAGTTCGTATAAGTTATAAACCGTTCGGGTCATTCGGCGAATTCCGTGACATTGGTGAATATAAAATAAAAACGCAGGATTTCTTAGTATCAGAGCAAATCGACCGAACTAAAATCGAGTTTGTTGAAAAATCGGTCGGTAAGTTTAAAACAGCAGCTGAATTCACGCAATACTGGCAATATGTAAACGGCTCTAAAAAAATAACGCCTGTAAACTCTGTGATATTTAATAATCAGGGTACTGCGTTGTCTGCATCATATACAAGTTCTATAGTTACCGATTATGATTATTATGTGCGACCTTACCTATCGATTAATGCAGTTGAAAATACTGAATTCAAATTGACCGTGACAACAAACGGCGCAGAATCTCTGAATTCGAATACCCCACAAATCGATATTTTTATATCAGGTTCAGATGTTGTTACAAATATACTGAATCTCAAAAATGTTAGAGAACCGATAAAGGCGCCTCTATTAGGATCGTATTTAGCATCAGTATCAGAAATCAGTACACCAGAATCGAAAAAGTTCGAATTCTATTTTAGAGTAGGGTCGACCCGTGCTATACGTCCTGTATTCGCATTTAGAGATTGCGATATTGTCAATATAAAAAATATAACAGTTCAACCTCGTAATGAAAGAGGATATTCACCTAATCAGGCACGACTGATATTACCGTTATCGTCATTTGAAACAAATACCGAACTTGTTTTGAATATCGACTATTATACAGAGAACGGTATAAAATCAAGAATATTCACTCAATTATATGGTGTATATTTTCAAGGATTTGGTATACGTAGAGATCTTCTATCAGAAAATGATGTAATACAATCAATCTCAGGAAGTAGTTCAGATACAAAAACACGATTTCTAATATTATCAGGGAGTTATAATAATTTAAAACAAGATTTTGAAATATTCACAGGGTCAGTAAACATACAAGGTGTACAAGGCCCTCAAGGCACAATTGGTTCACAAGGCACTACTGGAACACAAGGCACAATTGGTTCACAAGGTACAACCGGTACACAAGGTACAACCGGTACACAAGGTGTACAAGGTCGACAAGGTACAATCGGTACACAAGGCACAATTGGTTCACAAGGCATAATTGGTACACAAGGTGTACAAGGTCGACAAGGCACTACTGGAACTCAAGGCACAACCGGTACTCAAGGTACAACCGGTACACAAGGTGTACAAGGTCGACAAGGTACAATCGGTACACAAGGTACAATTGGTTCACAAGGCACTTCTGGTACAAATGGTACTACTGGAACTCAAGGCACAATTGGTTCACAAGGCACTTCTGGTACAAATGGAACAACCGGTACACAAGGTACAATTGGTACACAAGGTACACAAGGTACTCAGGGTCATCAAGGCACAACCGGTACACAAGGCACCGTAGGTTCTCAAGGCACCTCTGGTACAAATGGAACAACCGGTACACAAGGCACAATTGGTACCCAAGGTACACAAGGTACACAAGGTCATCAAGGCACTATAGGTACACAAGGCACTGTAGGTTCTCAAGGCGCCTCTGGTACAAATGGTACAACAGGCAGTCAGGGTACACAAGGTACACAAGGTCATCAAGGTACAATTGGTTCACAAGGCACTACTGGAACTCAAGGTACAATCGGTACACAAGGTGTACAAGGTCGACAAGGTGCAACTGGAACTCAAGGTACAGTAGGCGAAACTGGAGCCGCAGGCACAACCGGTACACAAGGAACGATTGGTAGTCAAGGCGTTATAGGTACACAAGGTACACAAGGTACACAAGGCCATCAAGGAACAATTGGTTCACAAGGAACTAAAGGTGATACCGGGTCTCAAGGCACTCAGGGTACACAAGGTCGGCAAGGTACTACTGGAACACAAGGTACAGTAGGTGAAACTGGTGCAATGGGTACTACCGGTACACAAGGAACTATTGGAAGTCAGGGTACCGTAGGATCTCAAGGAACACAAGGAACTATCGGTTCCCAAGGAACTAAAGGTGACACTGGCGATATTGGTACACAAGGCACTCAGGGTACACAAGGACGACAAGGTACAACCGGTACACAAGGAACTATTGGAACTCAAGGTGCTTCAGGTACAACTGGGGATACCGGTTCACAAGGAACAATTGGTTCACAAGGAACCGTAGGATCTCAAGGAACACAAGGTACAACGGGTTCACAAGGAACTAAAGGTGATACCGGGTCTCAAGGAACTCTTGGTACACAAGGAACACAAGGCACTCAAGGTCGTCAAGGAACTAAAGGTGACACTGGCGATATTGGTACTCAAGGCGTACAAGGAACAACAGGCTCTCAAGGAACTAAAGGTGACACTGGCGATATTGGTACACAAGGAACCCAAGGCACTCAAGGTCGACAAGGTACAACCGGTACACAAGGAACTATTGGAACCCAAGGTACGCAAGGTACTCAGGGTACACAAGGAACGCAAGGTATTATCGGTTCAACAAACTTTCCACTTGTATTCGATTGGTCAGGTACTGGAACACCTTCAACCGAAGCGGCCGATGTAGCAGAATGGAAATATGTAGTTGAAAATGTAACAATCTATTCAGCATCACTATCAGCAAAAAATTTACCGAGTGGCGGCCCATTTGTAATGAAAGCCTTGAAATCAACAAACGGTGGTGCTACATTTTCAGGTACGATAGTTACAGTATCATTACCGGATGCCGGCTTCCTTTATTATGCAGTCACAGGTTCCCGAGCAGGTCAAACTACTCTTAGTAAAGGAGATCTATTACGATTAGATACCGGTGTAGTTAACGGTGCGTCAGATTGGTCTTTTCAACTGTATACTAAAAAGACCTAATAATTATTAATAACACGTAATAAAGAAGAATAATGGGTAATATCATCGTAACATATGTAGGTAGATTTCAACCTTTTCACAAAGGGCATTATGCGACCTATATGCATCTTGTCAAGAAATTCGGAAAGGCGAATGTTTATATCGGAACCTCAGATAAAGTAGAATTACCGAAATCGCCATTCGATTTCAAAGATAAAAAAACCATAATAACATCGATGTTCGGTATACCGAAGACGCAAGTGGTACAGGTAAAAAATCCGTACCGGCCTATTGAAATTCTGAACGATTATGATGAAGACTCGGATATATTGATAACGGTTGTCGGTGAAAAAGACTCCGGCCGTTTAGGCGGTAAATATTTTTTGCCGTACACTGGTAACACTGATTTATTGCCGTTTAAACAACAGGGCTACGTGTATGTTGCTCCATCACTACCGAATGCGATAAGTGGTACTGATGTAAGAGATTGGCTTAGTATATCTGATGAAAACAACGCTAAATTGAATTTCGAAAAAGCGTATCCGAATTTCGACAAGCGCATATACGATTTGATACGATCGAAACTCAATGTGATGAATGAAATGGCTAAGGCCGATTTAGATTCTGTGGAAAAATTCGCCGATACGAATTTAGCTCCATACGATTTCGAATTTGGTAGAGAAATCGATCATTTTTTTCAACGATTGAACGATCCAAGAAACGGCAAAGAAATTTCGTATGCGGAAATGATCGGGTTCTTTAAACGTCTCATTAGAAATAGAGCAGCGTTCGATGAATTCACTAAAAAATATTTGGAATTTGTAATTACGGATAAAAGAACAAATATCAATATACCGTTTAAAACACAGGCGAATCGATTAATCGCAAAAACAATTATGCGAAAGCCGGCATTTAAGTCACCGGATCCTGTGTTAAATATTGAAACAGTAAAAAAAGTCGGTGACGACTGGGTAGTGTATCCTAAAAAGGGTGGTAAACGATTAGGTACCCATGATACTAAAAAAGCGGCAATAAAACAACTGCAAGCGATTGAAATAAACAAAGAATCGGTAGAGGATACAAAGAACGAACTCCGTAAATTAGAATCGGAGAGAAATCGTTTGTTTTCGGCACTGATGAAAATGTTTCCGAATTCACCAAAACAAATAAAAGCTAAAGCCGAATTAGATTCTATAATGTCTAAAATAAAAAAATTGCGTACAGAAGCCTTAACCGAAAATATAATACTTGAAGGTGGTGCATATGGTCATATGGCACACCCATTCGATATCGACATGAATTTAACATTTGGCGATCTCAAACAAATTGTAAAGTCAGCATTAACTGGCGAACTCGAATTAGCCCGTGAGAAAACAGATGGTCAGGCACTTGCGATAAGTTGGAAAAATGGTGCATTGATTTCTGCAAGAAATAAAGGTCACTTAGTAAACGCAGGTGAAATGGCAATGACTGAGCAAGATCTCATCGATAAATTTGCAGGACGTGGTGCATTATCGGATGCGTTTACATTTGCAATAAAGGATTTAAAATCTGCAATAATACAATTATCTAATGCGGAACGCGAATCGATATTCAAAGAGGGTAAAGCGTTCATGAATTGCGAAGTGATATATCCTGAAAATACAAATGTCATTCCATATGGGCAATCGCTTTTAGTATTCCACGGTACAATGGAATACGATGAACGAGGGAATCCGATAAGCGAAGATCCTCAAGCAGGTTTTAAACTTGCCGATATGATCGAAAAGGTAAATGCCAATATTCAAAGTCGTTTTAAATTACAAGGACCTCCTGTACAAACTTTACCGAAGAGTCAAGATCTAATGGCGAAACAACCTGATTATATTACTAAGATATCGAAACTGCAAAAAGAATTCGGATTAAACGATGCGAATGGTGTTGAAGACTATCATCAAGCATGGTGGGAACAATGGATCAATAAAAACGCTCCGAAAGATTTGTCACCAGATATACGTGACGGTTTAGTTAAACGATGGGCGTTTTTCGATAAGTCGTTCCGATTAAATCAGATCACCGATCCTGACATCCGTCAATGGGCCGAAAAAACAGATAAACTCGACTACCAGAAAATTTCAAAAACAAATCTTATGAAATTCGAAGAAATATTTTTAGGCGTTGGCGCCGATGTACTTTCCTTCATGTCATCGGTACTTGTTGTAAATCCTGAAGAGGCGAAACGTGATATTGTCGACAAACTTAAAAACGCGATATCTTCAATACGTGCAACTGGTGATGCTAAAAATTTAATTAAACTCGAATTGGAATTGAAGCGACTCGAATCATTAGGTGGTTTTGAAAAGATTGTACCTAATGAGGGCATTGTATTTAATTATAAAGGTAGTACATATAAACTGACCGGTGCGTTTGCACCGTTAAATCAAATAATGGGCGTGTTTACATTTACACGTTAATCGAATCGAAAAAGATATTTATTAGTAAATTATAAGGAATGAAATGAACATAAGAAATCCGAAACACCCATTGCATGAAAAACAGATAAGATTAGCTGTACAAAAAATGGTGCAGCAAACTCTTGCAGAATTGATTAATGAAGAAAAAACTGAGACTTCTAAGGAATTTAAAAAAATCAGAGTCAAGAGATTTTTTGAAAAACTTGAAAACTCTTCATTGAAAAATCTATTGAAATTCAATAATACCGGTGACCAGGCAGAAGCAATTGTGAAGTTTGCTGATTTAGTAGGTGTACCGAAAGGTAAAATAAATGCAATGGTCCAAGGATTAAAAGACGCATCAAAAAACGACTAATATAATATATCGAATATGGCAAGGTTACAAAATGTTAAAGCAGTTCGTGAGATGCTTGAAGGTAAACATCGAACTCAAACACGTACAAAAATTGGTTTCACCGATGCTGATGTAGCGAGTGAGAAATCGAAACGCCGTGAAGTTGGAGAGACTTGGGAAGAGAAAGATTCGAATGGTGATGTTATTGCAGTATGGGAACAGAAGAACGGATATCGTGTACGCAGTGGTGTGCATAAAGAAGCCGTAGAGGAGATACGTGAATACTTGAATTCGTATCCGAACTGTTTACCTAATTGTCGTACAAAGGTGTACACGAAATTAGATAAGCGATTCCGTGCAAAATTCGGTAGATGTGCAGACTGCCAATTTCGTATCGAAACCAAAATGAAACAAGAAGGTAAATTTAAAGAGTACGAGCGTGAGCAGATGATGCGTAACGCCGAAGCGTTTTTCAAACAGGCCGATAAAGAGATCGACATAACTTACGAACAAATTGCCGGCGAATCTCACTTTGTGAATAGCGACGGGCGAATCGAAGTTTGGAATGGGGACCGAACACACGCAGAAAAAATGCGTGAAGAATACCATGAATTTAAAAAAATCGCGTTACAAAAAATACAAGAATATAATGGAAACACAACAAAAGTCTCAGAGTAATATACTAATCTATATCGTAATGATACTGTCGCTGATGTCAAACGGCGCACTTGCATATATTCTATATAATGCGTATCAGTATAAAACTGAAATCGTAACCGAAGTCTATTCGAAAATCACCGAAGCAGAAAAACTTGCAGTTGAAAGTGAACAGGTTGAACGAGATAAGCAGTTGACACTCGAAGAGATTTCTGAATTGAAAAAAGAACTTGATCGAATCGAACGCAATTCTAAAAAAGGTAAACCGGTCGATCTAACAGTCGAAGACGCATTGAATATTTTAAACAGTAAATAATATGAAACAGATACTGACAACTTTTTTCGTTTTAATATCTATTTGCGTATTCGCACAAAAAGCAGACTCGATCACTGTACACAAAGATCTCTTGATTAATGCATCGGTACGTATAAAAAATTTAGAAAGCGATTTACAAGTCAAGGATAGTCAAAATGCGAATCTGTTAAAACAGGTCGATGCACTGACTCGTCTAAATTCATATAACGAAACAATAATCGATTATCGAAATAAAGAAATCGACATCTATAAAAATGCCGTGAATCGATTTGTAGATTTTCCTACGAAACCTAAAGAGAAATGGTACGAAACTAAACAATTCAGTTTTATTGCCGGTACACTAATAGGCGGTTTTACAATCTTTTCAGGAGCGTATATTGTAGCAACAATTCGATAACACTATGTCAGAAAAACAACCGAACATACGTGATATTGTAACCCAAGAACTTGCACGATGTAGTGTCGATTATAATTATGCGATAAAAAAATACTGCAAGATCGAACACCCTATTCAGGGCAAAATTCCGTTTCAACTATTCCCGTTTCAAACACGGGCCCTTGAAGAAATAATATCGCATAAATTCAATATAATATTGAAGTCCCGTCAAATGGGAATTTCAACACTGGTTGCTGCATATGCTTTAATGAATATGCTTTTCCGTGAAAACTACAAAGTACTCGTAATCGCAACAACACAAGATGTTGCAAAGAACCTTGTACATAAAGTAAAGGTAATGAATACGAACTTGCCGTCATGGATGAAAACGCGTGTAGTAGATGATAATAAACTACAATTATCATTCGCAAACGGTTCAACAATTAAAGCTGTATCATCCTCACCAACAGCAGGACGTTCCGAAGCACTTTCACTATTGATTATAGATGAGGCTGCATTTGTTGACAACATCGATCGTATTTGGGCATCGGCACAGATGACATTAGCTACAGGTGGAGATGCAATATTATTATCGACTCCAAATGGTGTAGACAACTTATTTCACCAATTATGGGTCGATGCAGAAATACAAAAAGCACCAGACGGTTTAGATCCGTTTAATCCGATAAAACTTAATTGGGATCTACATCCTGAACGAGATCAAAAATGGCGTGACCAACAGACTCTCCATTTAGGTGAAAGAATGGCGGCACAGGAATGTGACTGCGACTTTTTGACATCAGGTCATTCGGTTATTGAAGGTGATGTTTTAAAATGGTACAACGAAAACATGGTTACCGATCCATTAGAACGCAGAGGGATCGATGGCGATTATTGGATATGGAAATATCCTGATTATACACGATCTTATGTTGTATCGGTAGACGTTGCTCGTGGCGATGGTGCCGACGATTCTGCAATTGAAGTTTTTGATGTCGAATCGATGGAACAAGTTGCCGAGTATATTGGAAAAGTATCGCCACGAGATTTAGGTAGAATGGCGGTATCGATCGCAACCGAATACAACACGGCAATGCTTGTAATTGAAAATAAAAATATTGGTTATGATACTGTACAAGAAGCGATCGATATGAACTATTCGAATATTTTTTACAGTTACAGACAGGATGTATATGTCGATCCGATAAAACATATTTCGAAAGGATACGATTTGAAATCGAAAAAGGATATGGTTCCTGGTTTCACAACAACTACCGCAAATCGTCCAATGATCGTATCAAAAATCGAGCGATATTTCAATGAAAAACTAATTATAGTAAGGTCGAAGAGGCTAATATCACAATTGCTTGTTTTTGTATGGCTAAACGGTAAAGCACAGGCAAGACCAGGCCGTAAAGACGATGCAGTATTATCGACAGGTATTGCGTTATTTGTTCGTGATACTGCACTGAAACTACGTGAGATTGGTTTAGATATGACCAGAAAAACATTACAACATATGCACAAACGAGTGTATACACCGAATGCGAATGGGGATAATTCAAAATGGACAATGGATGACGGAAAAGGTAATACTATATCGACACGGTGGTTACTATAAAAAAATTGAAATATGTCAGCAATAGGAAAAGTAATACAGCGACTATTTAGTCAAAAAATAATCATAAAAAAAACACCGGGTGATCGACTCCGTGTAATCGATTATGATAAATTACAGTCGATCGGTAATAATATAACGCCGAAATACGGTGGTATAAAATCGTCAAGATTTGGTGATAGCCAATACGGTACCGGTTATTCTTCACAGACCGAACAGGTCGATGCGGCAAGAATGGCTATGTATCTTGATTATGAAAGTATGGAATCGGATCCGATCTTAGCATCTGCATTAGACATATATGCAGATGAGGCTACTGTAAAAGACGCACATGGTAACCTATTGACAATACGGTGCGATGATGCAGAAAAGAAAAAAATACTTAATAACCTATATTACGATATTTTAAATGTCGATTTTAATCTGTGGCATTGGACAAGATCGCTATGTAAATATGGCGATTTATTCTTATACTTGAATACAGTACCTTCAGTAGGTATTGTGGATGCAGTGCCGATTCACCCATCACTGATTAAACGTGATGACTATGCAGGTGATAATCAAAATCTCACACAATATATTTATGAGGGTGAGACGATGTTTAATTATCAGAAAGCAAGAAGCGTTTTCGATTATCATGAGATCGCACATTTTCGTGTACTGACCGATACAAACTTTTTACCGTATGGTAAATCGTTATTAGAAGGCGCAAGAAAAGTTTGGAAACAATTGACCATGATGGAAGATGCGATGTTGATACATCGTATTATGAGAGCACCTGAGAGACGTATATTTAAAATCGATGTCGGAAATTTACCACCTGAAGCAATCGACGGATACATGGAAGACGTTGCGAATACAATGAAAAAGGTACCATACATCGATCCTCAAACTGGCGACTACAATTTACGCTTCAACCTCATGAATATGCTTGAGGATTTCTATTTACCGACAAGAGGTGCTGATAGTGGTACTGGAATCGAATCGTTACCTGGTTTGACAAATGAAGGTAGTTTAGAGGATATCGAATATTTGCAGAAAAAACAAATGGCGTATTTGAAAATACCGAAAGCGTATTTAGGTTATGATGAAGGTGTCGACGGTAAAGGAACACTTGCGGCCGAAGATATAAAATTTGCAAGATTCATAGAAAGAATTCAAAAAATTGTAGTATCTGAATTGCAGAAAATTGGTCACATACATTTATACATGCAAGGTTTCCGTGATGAAGATCTTGTAGATTTCTCTTTGGAATTGTCGACACCATCTTTGTTGTATGAACGTCAGAAAGTCGATCTGTTAAATGAGAAACTGAATCTGATTCAGAACATAAAAGAAAACAAATTATTCAGCCGTAAATGGGTTTACGAGAATCTATTCAATATGACACATGAGGAATGGGAAGAGCAGCAAGAACTGATGATCGAAGACCTTAAACGTGAATTCAGAGAAGAGCAGATTAAATCTGAAGGTAATGACCCGGCGAAAACTGGAAGATCATTTGGTACACCTCACGATATCGTATCTATGCAAATCGCATCGAGTATGGGTATTAAACATGCAGAGGAATCTGAAGCAGGTGACCGAATTACAAAACTCTATAAGAAAGACAAACGTGAAGAAAACACTGGTAGACCTTTAAAGCACGGATCGTTTGAACGTGATAAAGATCCGTTATATGGTAGAGACCCGTCAGGCAGAAAGGAATTCGCAAACGGGTTTTTAAATGCTGGTAAAGATTTGGAACTTATAGCGAAATCGTTCGGTAAAAAAGTTGTTGCACTCAATGAAACGAAAAAAAACGATTCAGATATCGATAATATTAAGATGCTTGATGAAAATTCATTGTTAGATGAATTAGTTTAAGGGAATTGCTTAATATTTATTATTAAATCATAGGTGTAGCATAGCATGAAGAAATTTAAACATGTAAAATACAAAAATACCGGTATCATCTTTGAGTTGCTGTCTAAACAGGTCGCATCTGACGTATTGACTAATAATAAAAATCAGAGTTTGACAATTGTTAGAAAATTCTTTAAAGAAGGTACCGAGTTAAATAAAGAACTGGCATGTTATCAAGCCTTAATCGACACACGAAACAAAAAAGAGTCAACTGCATTTAAACTCGTAGAGATTGTACTGAAACAGCGAAAGAGTATCGACGAGAAAAAACTTAATAAGGAAAAATACAGTCTGATATCTGAGATAAAATCTAAGTACGATCTTGCAAAGTTCTTCGAAGCGCGTGTACACGATTATAAATTGAAAGCATCTGTATATAAATTATTTGAATATGACTCTGCAGATAATCCAACAGGGCATGTGAATTCGTATGATACGATTTTAGAACATTTGACAGGTGCGAATAAAACTAAATTAACAGAATCACCACAGTCTATATACGATAAGCAGAGTTCGGAAATCAAACAACTTGCGTTCAAAATGGTTATCGAAAAGTTCAATAACAAATACAAGAACTTGAATCCGAAACAAAAAACATTGATAAATCGTTTTATAACTGAAAATACAAGTCTCCAACCATTTAAAGAATTTATATATACCGAAGCTATCGGTATACAAAAATCATTGTATTCTCTGATACGCAAGGTTGAGGATACAGCATTAAAAATAAAATTGAACGAAGTGACAAATTTAGCGAATGAGATTGTAAATGCTAAACGTGTTAAAGACGAACATATTTCATCAATGATTAAATATTACGAACTTATTCATCACTTGGAATCACGTAATGAGTCTAAAGTTAACTGACATTTATAAAGAAGACCTTAGAAAGTGGTTTGGCAAAGGCGGGTCAGGATCTTCAACTGGTGGTGGATGGGACCGATACAATTCAAAAGGTGAAAAGGTTGGAAAGTGCGGTGATGCAAAAGAGGGGGATGCGTATTCAGCATGTTTATCGAAAGAGAAAGCGTCAAAATTAGGAAAAAAAGGAATCGCATCATTTGTAAATAGAAAAAGAGCTGCTCAGAAAAAAGGTGGAGATGCGAAGAAAGGTGGAGAGCAGAAAAAAGGGCAAAAACCCGTGTATGTTAAAACTGGGGCATAATGTTAACAGAGAAAAATGTGCCGACCGATAAACAAAAATGGTCGTATTATAAATCACGAGCTAAAAAAAAATTCGATGTGTATCCGTCTGCATATGCAAACGCGTGGGCAGCAGGTGAATATAAAGATGCTGGTGGTGGGTGGAGAAAAGAAGAAGGTACCGAACCGTTAGATACTGTAGATGAATACGATGAAGTCGACGAGATGAACACAACAGCAAGTGCGGGCGGTGAATATCAAACACCATATGCATTTACTTCTAAAAAGAAAAAGAAAAAGAATATGATACCTAAATACTACGAACCTGCAATTGTTGAACAATTACTGTCTCGTATGAGCGATACGATAAAAAAATTAGATGAGATCTCATATAAAGATTTTAAAAACGATCCGAGTTCGACATTTAAACAAAAAATAAACACTGGTATCAAAGAAGTTTCGAAACAGTTATAGGTGCAGATCAACAAATATTTTTAAAACAAACTTTCCAACGTTTCAATAAAATATCTGAAAGATTGTTACGATTAGAAAATAAAATAAGGGAGATTGGAAAATGACAAAGAATGAATTATTTGAATCAATTAGTAAATTGTGGGAATCTTTTGAAGAATCGCATAATGGTCAAACAAAAAAATCGCAAAGTGAAGCAAGAAAATTCGCAAACGAATTGAAAAAGTTATTACCTCTATACAGAAAGGCTTCAGTTGAAGAAGGTAAAACTAAATAAGAAAACGATATGAAAAACTTATTGGTAGAATACGGCAATTTCATTTATACACGTGACTCGATAACCGAATCGAAGTACGGCGACAATTCTTTTATTGTCGAAGGTGTATTGCAACGTGCTGGTGTAAAAAACCAAAATGGGAGAATATATCCGAAACCGATACTCGAACGTGAAATCGAACGATACCGTAAAGTAGAAATTGCACAGAAGAGGGCGTTGGGGGAATTAGATCATCCTGAATCGAGTGTAGTGAATTTACGCAATGTATCCCATAATATTCTGAATGTGGAATGGAAAGGCGATGACGTATACGGTAAAGTTCAGATTCTGAATACACCGTCCGGTAATATACTTAAAGAACTATTCAAAGCCGGTGTTACGTTGGGTATTAGTTCAAGAGGTATGGGAAGTGTGCGTCAATTAGATGAAACTACCGTAGAGGTGCAACCAGATTTTACACTTGTCGGATGGGATTTCGTTTCAAATCCTTCAACTCAAGGCGCGTTCATGCAACGTGTAAACGAATCAGCAAATCCGAATACTGAAAGTTACGATATCGCTAATGTTCTCATACGCGATATTATATGCGAACTTTCTGGTGTATGTTGTTTAAAATAAAATAGGTATATATGAAATCGAATACTTTAAAAAAATTCCTTAAAGAAAATGCAACTGGCGATAATCTGCGATACACGAAATCAGAAAAGCGTGCATTTTTAGAAGCATGTAGACAATACGGTAACTATAAAGAGTCGTTTGTGAAATCAGAAGAAATTCGTCAAAAGGTTGAAGAGATCGGTTGGCTGGTAGATACTGCTGAAAACATGACACTGCAAGAAACCGAAAATTGGTTCGATGGTGTAACTGTACAACGACACATGAAACAGTTAAAAGAAGCCTATAAAATATTACAGAAAACAGCAGGTGAACTTCGTCAGAGTCAACAAAGATTCGAATCTGCGTATGACGATATCGGTACTGTATTAGGAAAATACTACGAGGTATAACAGTGCAAAATAAAATCCGAACATATATACGACAAGCAGTTAGCGAAGTTATAAACGAAAAATCGGTATCACAAGACCAACAACAAGCAGCCGGTGCAGCATTGGCAGCAAAAAGAGGCGACATTCCAGTATCTTCATTAAAAGGTGCATCTAAAGAAATGTACAAAATGTCAGAAAAGGAATTAGAAAAATTCGCTAAAACAAAACATAAAGGTTTGCCGGTTAAAAAGGAAGCGTTAGATTTAAGTCATGATGAAGATGAACTCGAAATGATAAAATCGGATTTATATTCAATAGCAAAAGACGCAGCCGAATTATGCAAACTCGTAAAGAATTTACAGTCACCGGTCGATTTTCCTCACTGGTGGCAAAC